CGATAACCAGGCAGGAAAGTAAGGACATAGCTGAAGCAGCCTCTAAACTGGATGCAAAACAAGCAACTGAGTTTACGAGGAAAGTTCGAGAAGCTGTGGAAATGGCTTGAAAATAAGCAATTAGCCAAGCTGTAGTTCAACACAAATAAAAAGGAAAGGAGGATTAAAATGGTAACAGGAGTTGGAGCAGAGAAACAACAGACCATCTTGGAGCTTGCACAGCAGAATCTTGGCTTGGTTCGTGAGGCTCAATCTTTATTAGAGGAACACTTTAATCGAGTACCTTCATCGGTCAGTGATAAAGCAGAGAAGCCCCAGAACCCGAATGTTCTTGATGAGATTATTGATGAGCAAAGAGATTGTCGGGGAAAGCTTAAATCTATGCTCACTTTTCTCTCAACCGAAGTAATCCCAAAGATACATTAACAGTTTATCTACTGACGATTGGGTTTGCTGGTGTCCTGTATATCGGTAATCCAAAGCTGCGAGGCTAGAAGTGTCGTATCTTAAGGGTGCCACTGCCTACAACTAGACAGGCTAGTAAAAAACCGAGCCAGCAAGCCCAAAGGTGGGGAGTTAAGCGAATGAACAAAACAAAAATAGAATTGACTTTTAGTCCTATGGAAGGAAATAAGGCTTCTGCTGAAACGAAGTTAAAAATGTCTTTAGCTAGACAAGGAAGCAAGAACGCTAATTGGAAGGGTGGTTTAACAGAGCTAGTAAAGGGTATTCGTAGGTCGCCTGAATTTTATCAATGGCGGAAAGCAGTTTTAGAAAGAGATAACCATACTTGCCAAGATTGTGGGAGAACTGAAAAGGTAGATGCTCACCATATACGGTCAATTATTGATTACCCTGAAGGTGTCTTTGAGATTGATAATGGATTAGCGGTTTGTGAAAATTGTCATAAGAGACATACCTCTTGGCAAAGGCTAAAGAGGAAAAGGAAGGTGAAACATTAACGCTACAAAAATTGAATGGGTAAAGAATCCTGATGGTAGTCAAGGCTACACTTGGAATCCAATCACCGGCTGTCTGAATGGTTGTCCCTACTGCTACGCTAGGAAGCTGGCTAATACCAGGCTTTGGGGTGTCTATATCAACAATCATAATCTAGCCCCTTCCGCCAAAGGTCTTTGCGAAACAGCTAACGATGGAGTGGTAAGAATTGATGGCGATTATCTAAACCCCTTCTATCCCCGATTCTGGGAAGATAGGATTAAACAGATGAGAGACAGGGCGATGGTGGGAGTTGAGCATAAGCACAAGGGTATCTTCGTCTGTGATATGTCAGACCTCTTTGGTATCGGAGTGCCTGAGGCGTGGACAACCGAAGTCCTTGACTGTATTGCTCAGAATAACGCCTATCCCAAAGACCGCTTCTATCTCCTGACCAAGCAACCGCAGAACCTCATCAAGTTCAGCCCCTTCCCTGATAACTGCTGGGTGGGAGTGAGTGTAACTGATACCCTTATGCTAATTGACGCTTGTAAGTATCTGAGAAGCATAGATGCCACTGTCAAATATCTCAGCCTTGAACCTCTACTAGATTGGGATACCTTCGGGGTAGATACTCTACTCAGAAGATTACTCTATGACGCCCACATAAGACAAGTAATCATTGGTAGTCAGACAAAACCTTACCGACCACCCGAGATTTCAGATATTAAGGAGATAGTCGAAGCCTGTGATAAGGCGGGGATACCAGTGTTCTTGAAGAATAATCTATACGGACTCTGGTATAACAAGACGAATGATGGTAGTAACCAGATACCACAATGGGCGACACGCAAGAACTACCATGACATTTTAAGGCAGGAGATGCCGGAGTGAGAATACTAGGATTCAGTAAGAAGTGGCCGAAACTGAACGATATAGAATTTACTACTTTCCGTTTCACTAGAAAAGATAGGGATTGGTTGGCAGGGGAGAATGTCCAAATTGTCTACAAGCCTAGAAGTAAAGAGCGAGAAATATTAGGGGTTGCTCGCATCAAAGAGAAGGAGTTTCTCAAGGTTTGGGATATTACCGAATATGAGGCTGTAGTAGATGGCTTTAACAATGCTCTCGAAATGTGGCAGTGGTTGGGAAAGCCGAAGGGCTACAAGAGGATAAATAAACTAACTCTAAGGTGGCTTAAAAGTAATGGCTAGACCAAAGAAGCAGACGGTAGATTACTTCCCGCACTACTGCAATGGCGGCAGGTCACTATCCATACTACAAAACCAGCATGGTAATGACGGCTTTTCTTTCTGGTTTAAGCTGTTACAGCTTCTCGGTAAGTCAGAGGGCCACTATTATGACTACAGTAACTCTAATGACTGGTTGTTTCTGATAACAGAAACCCATGTAACAGAGTCAATGGCTGAGAAGATACTTGAAACCCTGGCCGGTATAGGTAGTATAGATTATGAGCTGTGGCAGAAGAAGATTATATGGTCGCAGCACTTCGTTGATAATGTTGCTGATGTCTATGTGCGCCGTAAGGCAGACGTGCCTCTGCGTCCAGGTACTCCTATACCTGAGCCTGCTCCCCCTATCACTGTCGCTAGTGGTGCTAAGATTAAAGGCATGATTAAGTATTATGAGGAGCAACTAGGCAAGACTCTTACTCCAAGAGACCTTGATAAGTTAAAGGACTTCGCTGACAACTACCCTGATGGCTGGTTTGAGAAGGCAGTTGATGAGGCTAAGAATAGCAAAGAACCTATCAAGTCACCAATGAGTTATTTCGGTAAGATAATGGAGACCTGGCATACTAATGGAGGTCCTGATGCAAGAACGGAACGGATTTCAGCACATAGCAAGAAGTCTACCTCAAATGAAAACCTTAAAGACGGACTCACCAAACCCCTTGACTGAGCCGTTTTTTGACTGCCCTCTATGTGAGGATGCTGGCTTTGTTCATCCTCTGAAGGAAGATGGCAAACCTGACTTTAGCCGAGTTGTACCCTGCAAATGCAAAGTTAAACAATTAGCAGAAGAGGCCAGAGAGAGACGTTTGAGGCAGTGCTCATTACCGCATGGAACCGAAGGCTGGACCTTTGATAACTTCAAAGTCAACAAACAGTGGCCCACTCTTAAAGAAGCTAAAGATGCTGCCTTGTCTCTGGCTGAGGAGACATCAGACTTCAGGTGGCTAATCCTACTCAGTAAGACGGATAGGGGCAAGAGTCACCTGGCAGTAGCGATATGCCGGCAGTGGTTAGAGCGCGGTAAACCTGCTGCTTATGTATTTGTCCCGACTATGCTCGATGAATTACGGGGTGGCTATGATGACCACTCATATGATAGAAAGCTACAATACCTGAAAGACGTTGAACTCCTGGTGCTTGATGACTTGGGCGCTCAATATGTTAAAAATCCCAATGAACCTTCTTGGGCTAATGAGCGCTTGGTTATGATAATAAACCATCGACTAGAAGAAGGGCTGCATATGGTGGTAACCACGAACAAAGACCTTTCTAACCTGCCCGGGGATGATGAACACAGGATGGGTAGCCGTCTACTTAGATTCCCCGGTAGTAAGAGGATAGTGATAGAAGCTCCTGAATATCGATTGGAGGTAAGTAAATGATGGATATTCTATGTGGACACTGCATAAACAAGATGGCAGTTCCAGGCTCTGCTCATATAGAGTGTGCTTGGAGAAGAGGTCACAAGAGACACGTTTGGTTTTATGAGGGCTTTGACCCTTGTTTCCCAAATCCCATAACCGAGTGTGACGGTTTCAAAGAAGGTGGGGGTGAATTTACAAAGGAGACTAATTAAATGACTGAGAGATTGACACCAGAGGAAAAGCAGATAGTTATATGCGGGGCTTGCGATGAGAAATATGATATATGCTCACAGGAAATAAAGTGTCCCCACAAAGAACTAGCCAAAGCCCAGAATAGACCTGACAGTAGGGAGAAGATAGCTGAAAAGTATTGGTTAGTGCTTAGGGAATTCTCGGCTTTCACATGTGCGGTGGAATGGAAAGACGCTAGTGAGAGTAGCAGACAGGAGTGTTGTGAATGGGCAGACCAACTCATAGCCCTCTATCCTGATGTAGAGGAACTGGATAGGATTAGGGATGAGATAACTAGGCTCAATAAGAAACTAGACGACAGGGAAGAGGATTTGATAGAAGCCAAGCGTGAGGAGAAGGAGAGGATAATACAACTATTTTATAATAAACTTTCAGAGGAGTATAAAACTAGTTATAATACTCCTGCGTGTAAAAATCTGCTCGCAACATTATTTGATTACATCATAACCTTAAAGGAGGGGTGAGATGAACAAGTATCAAACAATATATGCTGACCCGAAAGCCGAATACAGGATATGGCTAAGGTTTGCTCACGAATGCCCTTTCCGAGAAATTAAGGGGCATACTCAACTATGTGAGTATGGATTTATAAAACGAAGGTGCAGATTTACGATTTGTCAAGCAAAAAGATTAGATGGTTACAGAAAGTATTGGGGCAATGAAGTAGAGAGTGACAGACAAACAATTATTATCAACAGCACTAGACTTTCGTAGAGGGGTTATTGAAAATAAGAAGTCTACTAATTGGTGCTATGCTATATCTGCACCACTAGAGGGATACTTGAATTTCATCGGAGTATACTGCGAACTCACCATTGGTTATATTGGTGATACTGAGCATTTCTGGATTACTTTACCTAATGGGAGAATACTAGACCCAACAGCAGACCAATTTAGTGATGATATGCCAAAGGTTTATTTGGGGAGAATACCTAATAATTATAAGCAGAAATTATAGAGCGTAATATAGAGTTTAAGGAGTAAAATGTTTAAGGGATTAAGAGAACACAGACCACTGACTGATGAAGAGATAAAAGAGCATAAAAAAATACCCGAAGGTGCTACTTTTTATGAAGATTATCAGTCTTACGATGATGCAAGGATGGCACTCGGTAAAAGGAAAGCCAGCTATCAAGCCGGGTGCAATCGAGATAAAGGCTTATTCTGGACTAAGGAGGGGGTATAAAATGGAACCAACACAAGAACAGATTAAAGAGTTTTGGGAAGCGTGTGGGTTACACCATTACGTAAGTCCAAAAGAAAAGATTAGCTATGAGGATAACCATTGGATTGCTCCTGATGGCACGAAGTATTCAGGGTATCCACCCATAGACCTCAACAACCTGTTCAAGTATGCTGTGCCGAAAGCAATAAGGGACAATGGGTTATTTTCTATTGATGCTATGTGGAGAGACAAAGGAATTGAAGGAACTTGTTGGCGAACAACGGTCTTTTTTAGTTTCTATAGTGAAGGTGTAACAGAAGGAGAAGGTAACACATTTGCCCTAGCTCTATTCTGGGCATTATGGGAAGTAAAGGAGGTGTCTAAATGACTGAGACTGGGGTTATGGAACGATTTTGGGCTAAGGTAACCTACACTGAAGATGGTTGTTGGATATGGGGGAAGCCCTCCAATGGATATGGTGTGTTTTGGAATGGTTCAAGACAACAAGTGGCACATCGTTTCTTGTTTGAGAGCGTCAATGGAGCAGTTCCTTTTGGCTTTGAGTTAGACCATCTTTGCAGGGTAAAGAGGTGTGTCAACCCCAACCATTTAGAGGTTGTTACAAGAAGCCAGAACACGGCAAGGGGTATCGGGCCGAGTATAGCAAGAGCGAATCAATTAGCAAAGACCCACTGCCCACATGGGCACCCCTATGACGAGGTGAACACATATATAAAACCTAATGGCGGGTCCAGGGATTGTAAAATCTGTCGCTCTAATACAATGAGAAATTGGTGGAGGGAAAATGGAAATAAATATTGGGGATAAGAAGATACAGTGTCCAGCTTGTAGTAGCGGTAATATCCATTTGAAAAAACATAAACCCTTTCGTTATGAGTTTAAGTGTGATAACCCATATTGTCAAACAAATAAACAACCATTTGAACCAAAGCCTGATGAGGGGAGATTGCTGACTGAAGATGAAATAAAAGAAGCAGGAGCTTATCATAGTAATCCCCATTCTATTTTAGAAGAAAGACTCAAAGCCCAAGATGCCAAGACTGTCTCACACTATCAGAACTATGTAGAGTTAGATCCTGACCAGAGTTTGCCTAATTATCAGCATGAACCTATTTGGGAACGTTTTACTACTAAAGACGTTGAGCAAAACATGTTTGATAAAGGATGGAGGAAGATAAGAACATAAAGGAGGGGATTATGAATGTCTTTGAGGTTGATATTTGGAGGAGTGTGTATCATGGTAACGAGTTCTCCCACACAACTATTAGATATGAACTAGTCCACGCATTAAATGAGGAAAGGGCGAAAAGGAAGATTACGCTAGCAGAGGAAAGGACTTATAACTCTGGCTCAATCGGGATTCGGGTAACAAATGAGTTTATCTATAGAATCAAGAAAACTGGTACTGTTACCAAGCAGATGTTCTATGTTTATTCTAATGGGATGAGCCCAAGACCAGTAGCCCAATCCAATAAAGATGGTTGGGTAAAGAGGAAGAAATGAGTAAGTGTGAGTCTGAACATTGCTTTTTGCCAAAGGGCCATGATGGGCTACATCAAGCAGTAGCAAGAGTATACGACATTAAACTAACCGAAGCTGAAGTAAAGCGTTCAGTCGAGGACTACCTACAGATAGCTCAAAATCAAGGACACCTGACATTCCTTCGCCTTAATAGTGGCGTGGCTTTTATGCCTTCGGGTAAGGGTAAGTTCTATAAGATACAACTGTGTCCACCGGGGACGGCAGACTACCTTGTTATCCAGAGAGGCAATGTAGAGATGTTCAACATTACTCAGCCAAAGATTAGCAAGTCTCTTCCGATAGCCATTGTTACTTTCATTGAACTGAAAAAGACGAAGGGAAAACAAAGCCCTGAACAGGTTGAGTTCGAGTCAATGATAACAAGCTTTAACTGCCGGTATGTTATAGTCAAGAGTGTATCAGATTTAGAGGAGGCTCTGTAACTATGGATCACAAAGGTCAAATGTGTCCTTATAAGGTCTTACTCTGCCAGGAAGGTGATTGCAAGGGGTGTCAGATTTACCTTGAGAGGTTAGGTGCTGACCGAGATAAGAAGCAGAATACTTGGAAGCTCAGTGTACAAGTCTCGGATATTCAGTCAAGATGAGAGGTTAAATTGAAAAAGTATCAGATAATATATGCTGACCCACCTTACAGTTATAGGAATAAACGGACTGGTGGAAGTATGAAGAGCGGAGCAAGTTCAAAATATCCTACAATGGAGTTAAGGGATATCCAATACTTGCCAGTAGCTAGATTAGCCGACTTAACTTGTGCCTGCTTCTTATGGATTCCAGTTCCATTGTTACCAGATGGGTTTACGATCCTGAAAACTTGGGGCTTTGAATATAAGACTGCTATCTTTTGGCGCAAGATTATGTCTCTCGGTATGGGCTTCTGGTTTCGGGGTCAAGTTGAAGTTTGTCTGCTAGGAATTGTGGGCAATGTTAAAGCATTTCGGATTCAGAAACCGAACTTCATTCAGAGTAAAGTTGGGCGTCATTCAGAAAAGCCAGAGGAAATGCGTCAACTCATTGAGGAAACTGGATTGATGCCTCGCCTTGAACTATTTGCTCGCCAGAAGGTAGAAGGTTGGGACTGTTGGGGCAATGAAGTAGAGTCGGATATAGAGTTATGATAGATAAGGACTGGCACTCCCCAAATTCTATAAGGTTCACCAAGCCCCAGGTGCGGTGGCTAATACCGAGGCTACAACAGCTTCGCAATGGGGAGTATCCACCTGACCCCAGAGAGTCGGGATACACAGACCAGGGTATACAGGGGAGACAGTTCAGGGCTGGTGCTGCCTTTGAAACCCCGGCTGGCATAGCAGCAGAATTAGATGTCAGGATTCAGAGAGCGGGTATTGATGGCTTACTGCTCGAGCTCCTATATACTGTCGAGCCTGACGATGAGTTGTTTTTTCTTCAGCACATAGCTAGTGCCATGAACGAGGATATACCCAGGATAACCAAGCGAATCAAAAACGCACTGGCCTACTGCTCTGGGAGTGGGCGCAAGAGTAGAACATACCAGCAGTTTATTCACCATAGAGAAGGGAAGCAATGAAACCTAGATTGTTAAATGGTTGCTCTAAATCAGTCGCTCTAGTTGAGGCATTTGAATCGCAAGGGTGGGATGCTTGGACTTGTGATATTCTACCCTCTGAAGGCTGGCATAAACATATCCAGGATGATGTGTTGAAACACTTGAACGATGGATGGGATATGGCGATATTTCATACTGATTGCACAGTCTTATCCCTGAGTGGTGTTCGCTGGATATATGAGAAGCCTGGCAGACTTGAACAAGTAAAACCTGCTGCCGACTTTTTTAATATCTGTTTCAATGCTCCCATCCCGCTTATTGCCTCAGAAAATCCTATTCATCACCATTTCGCCAGAGAGTATATTAGAAAATATGACCAGATAATCCAGCCTTGGCAATTCGGAGATATGGAGAGTAAAGCTATATGCCTATGGCTGAAAGGATTGCCACCACTCACTCCGCTTATCACCATAAAACCAGATGGGGTAAAGCAAAGCACTTGGCGTGAATCACCATCACCAAATAGAAAAGCTAATCGGAGTCGTAATTTCAAAGGAGTAGCCGATGCTATGGCTGAACAATGGGGTAGCCACATAGAGAAGGGGCAGGCGTGATTCACCCTATAGTAAACCATTACCTGCCCTAATAAACCCCTCAGATATTGACTTGGTGCGCTCTAGTGTGGCATACCGTCCTTGATTTTTACTAGAGCATTAGAGATAGTTCTCATTGAGCATTGACTATGCTCTTGATCCCACCATGCACATCCATCATTGTAACAGTCAACAAGCTCTAACTCCTCGTTACCGCTGGGCCACACATAAGTCGTATGTAGTAATGGACACTTCATTTTTTACTCCTTAGTTGGTATAGCTGTTCAAGGAATAGTTTGGCGTATTTCTTGCGGGTTCTAGGGGTTCTTGTTTTATCCCACGAGTTGTAATAGTGGCCTTCGTGGTTACAGTGTCCAAACCTCTCCATGTAGGAGCAAGCCGAACAATGGCTCCCGCCTCCCTTATGCTCGTTGTATTCACAAAGGAAGCATCTCCTATCAATTACCCCCTGCTTATTACTAGCGTACTTTTGGTATTTCCCCCATTCCGACCAATCGCCTTTCTCTTTGCCTGTTTTAGTCAAAAATTCCCACAGTTCTATAGACAAATCAATAGCCTTCTTCTTAGTTAATATCATTTCTCTACCTCCTTCTCTTTATTCTCCGGCTTTATTTGTCTGCCTTAAAATATGTCCTCTTTTGAGGTGTGTTCCTTTAGCTGTGCAAGAAAGGCTACAATATCTACCTAATCCTAGTTTTAATTTAGAGGGACAAACTAAATGAAACTTACCACAAATAATACACTGAACCTCCTTGCTTGCACCGTCTGCTCTATTCCTTTCCCTTAAATTATCCAATCTACCGTCTTCTTCCATATGGCATCTTCGACACAACCACCACCATTCATTTAAGTCCCTATTATAATTTCCTCTCCTATTAGCTAGGTCATGTGGTTTTGCCTTGTTGCATCTTTGGCATTTGTTAGGCTTTGGTATCCTTAAAGTTAACCATTCATGTAAGGCAGACAGCCCAACACTATCACCTTTCCACTGTGGGTTTTTCTCACTAATCTTGCTTAGACTCTTCTTAATATTTTTCATATCTTATTTTAACTTATAAAAGCACCACAGTCAAGGACACAAGTCTTTATCTTCGTGGCTCATCTTTCCCTGAAATCACCTTCCCACACCCGGGGCAGATCATCGGCCTGATAGGTGGCTTCCTTCTAGGCTGTGCGCATAAGGGACATGCTACTTTAGGCATGATAAGCCTCCTTATTTTAATAGCTCTGGATTCTCATAGATTGTGCCGATTACTTCCTTTTGTAATTTCCATAGTGCCATTTGTATCCTCCAGTTTGATTACGTTGACCTAGACAACAAGCCGATATTAACCCTTGATGGCAACCAGTCGCTTTCACAGCTTCCTTTATGGAGGGGAACACTGCTAATCGAAGACCATCCATAGAAGACTGCACGACCTGAGTAGTGACATGGGAGTTTTCAATATCACCTTTCTGCCTGTTATCCTGCCATGTTAGCACTTGGATATTGTCCATCGTATAACCTTCAGCGTTGTCTATTCGGTCAATACTTGGTTTGTCGTAGTATTTATATCCCTCATTTACCCAGTTGTTGTAGATTGACAGGAATATTTCATTGTCCAAAAATCTGCTGTGTAATTCTCCTAAAGAATATGTGGGTAAAACCCTTCCCGTTTTTTTACATCGTTCCACTTGCTTGTGATATAAGTTGGTCAATACTCCTTTGGCAGTCCTCCGATATTTTCTCGTGTTGCTCAAAATAGTTTCCTGTGATTTCATCTATGATGCCCTCCTTATACTTTATTATAGCACCATTAGATATATCTATCAAGTATAAACCATAAACCAAATCAAGGTAGAGCAAGTATTTATCATTAGCTATGTCAAAGTGGGCAGACTCCTTGCCGTTCTTGTCTTTGAGTCCTGTGTATTGTTGGCTTCTTGCCATCTTCTCTGTCATAGATAGGGGTTCAACATTGGTGTCAGCCAAGCTATGAAATTCGTAGTCCTCCCCGTATTTGGATTTAATAAACCCCCAATAATGGAACCTACCACCTTGCCAAGCCCTAAACTTTATTGACAAGTTATCTCTCATAATATTAACTCCTTTCATTCTCAGTTATCCGCGTTGATAGAAGGTGACCCAAGTCCCGGCGCTCCTCAAGTGTCAGCACCTCTACAGTATGGTTTGGAGCTCTACCGATCCTCTCAATATATTCCTTCATCCGTTCTATGTCTGCTGTTTCCATAAGCCTCACCTTTATCCCCATCCTTTGAAAGCTTCTTCCAGCTCTGGGGTTACCAAGTCCTTCTCGGTATAGCAGGGTATCCCATTTGCTCTTAGAAGCTCCATAGCTCGCTCCTGGATTGCCTGCTGTAGTTCTTCCTCTGATTGTGCCATGATTATGCCTCCTTTATTTAACTATTTGGTAGGGCGTTCCCCTTGCTATCTGTGCCGCCGTCTCTTGTGCGGTCAGGTGCTTACCCTCTAATACCGCATACCACTGACCGTCTACTATTTTGATACTTAATCCCTTTACTTTTTTACTTACCATATCTCCCCCCTTTATTTGATGGTGTGATTAGCCCTCAGTCTCCCCTGGTAGTGGGGCTACATAGGGTGCTCCAGTCCGCTTGCGTGTATCTTTGAGACGTTTCAGGGCTTCGATGCTTAATCTGTCGGCTTCCTCAATTTCTTCTGAGTAATAAGGCTTTTTATCTCCTAAACGGTTCTCCTTGATTTCGATAGCTTTTTCTATTTTCATCTCAAACCCCCTTCTGTTTATTAGTGGTTATTAGGTTACCGGGTATGTATCCTCATTAACACACCTTTCGTTAGGGCAATACCATTCGTTTTCCTCAGCAGAGTCCGTTTGAACAAGCTCATAATTGCAACTCTCGCATATTGGGGTGTCATCGGGTAAGTGTTCGATGTCTCGCTTTAAGTCTCCTATTGTTTTCATTTCCTTCTCCTTATCTCTAGCTCATCAGTGGCTAAGAAGTTGCTCACATTGGTGTATAGATTACTGGCACTGAATCAAGGTTTAACTTAACAGCGATAGCCAGCCTATGAAGCCCATCCCAAACTATTTGAGAGCCGTCTTCCCTGACCCTGATTTCAATAGGCTCAGTGATACCGTTGGCTTGAATGTCCTTGAGTAGTTTCTCATCTATCTCAATCAAGTTAAGTGGTAATCTCATTTCTAATTTCAAAATGTCTGCTAGTTTCATTTGCTCTCTCCTGGGTATACTGAGGCTTGGCCTGATGGCGTGTCAATGTAACCTATTACCTCGCAAGTATTGAGGCAGGCCGGGCATGAAACCCGCGTCTTCTCTATCGTTACAGATGCGCGGCGGAGCCCGCATTGTGTCATATACCGGCCAGCCTGGTCCTGGCTGGATACGCTCCGTCCTTCCTTCAAGTAGTGGACTAATTTAATCGTGTCCTTTTCCATTGTCTAACCTCCCTTCTAGCTTCGTTACTCTCACAATAGCACACCCTGGCACGAACCACCAAGAGGGAGAGTATCAACTTTTGTTTTTCTACCCCAATGTTGATACCTTTGGTTCGCACAGTTGTTCTACTTGAGACTAAATCTAAACCCAACTGTCACATTATTAGACTACTGGCTATAAGCACTTGACAACTACCCAGCCGCCCCTTACAATAAAGATACCTCGAGGGTGCGAACCTTCCGCTCTATCCAATTGAGCTACGAGCCCATCCTAACAAGAAGGTGTACTGATGCACGTTAGCCTCAGAAGTACCGCAAATACTTCTGGTGTCGCGGGCAGTCCCCCTTTGAGCTGGCCCGGTGCTGATTCGACCTGGTGCCGGGCTATTACTATTCACCCTCTTTGATGTCGAATATCAGGGTGCCATCTGGGTGCTCACCTATGACCTTGATGGTGTCAGGTGAGGAGTGTATTGAATCGTTCTCACACTCATGATCCTTAATGGCGAACTCATCGGGTGCTACTTCTTCCAGCTCTGCCTTACGCCCTGATAGTACAATCTCAGCGAAGCTCTCTTTGACTGCCTTCTTATCTTGGCGGTAAGGCTTCTGCCTCTCATACTCAGATTGGTAAGGCTGATAGTTAGTTACAGTCAGAACGCCATCCTCATCTTCTTCAAGTCGCCCTTCATGTTTGCACTTGGCAATTACCCTGTCGAGTAAGATTTGCTTGATGTTAAGGGCATTGGCCATGAAATCCCGGGGTAAAGGCCGTCCATCATTGTCACAAATAGCTCCATCCTTTTGTATTTCTCCGGCCCATGCTAATAAATCTGCCCAAACTCCCCTCTCCTCTGATGTGAACTGCCACCTGATACTTCCATGTAACCAACCAGTGACATATAGCTTAATCCATCTCTTCTTCCAACTACCTCTAGGCATGAAACACCTCCATTAGTTACAAACTTTATGCTATCAGGTTACCACGAATGTTATAGCTTTGTCAAGTCATTTCTTGTACTTAACAAGTAACCTAAGACGAACTAAGGGACGTAAGGGAGGGGAGGGGATTAGAGAAGAGAAGATTAGATAAAAGAAGAGTAAACCCCCCTACCCCCCGTTGCCTGCCTTTTTCCTGCTTGACAAATTGACTCATTTCCTCTAACCTTTTAGGTATACGGGAACGACAAAGTCGGGCACCTAGTGAGGTTTGACTACGAAAATTAAACAACAAACACTAAACAAACAAGGCTTCCAACCTGGTAATGAGCATGGGAATCGTTGGCTTTCAGGGGAGTCAGGCAATCCAGCCGGCAGGCCCAAGAACTCACTAACCTCTCTCTTAAGAGATATTGTTGAAGCTAACGATGAGGAAAAGAAGCGAGAATTAGCAGATGAGTTAGTGAATTTAGCCACAGCTAGAGGAGCCAGGGGTCAAATACCAGCTCTAATGGAGATATTAAACAGATTAGATGGCAAAGTAACCGAAAAGCATCTTAATGTAAACGTCACAACCACCCCTGAGGGACTTCTAGAAGCCCAAGAGAGGCTGTTAAACGCTCAAGCAAGGACTAATGCCTTAAAGGAGAAATACAAGGATGCCATTAAGTAAAGCTATAAAGTGCCCCGCTTGCCATCGGATGGGGTTTACGCATCGCCATCATCTAAACTACGAGCCTGAGGAAACCATAGATATTTGCGCATCGTGCCACAAAAAGATACACCTTTGTATGGCAGGCAAGCAAAGAACCACGTCAAACCCATATATCAATCCTTTAGTTAAACTAGGGTTACAGGCATGCTAACAGGTGAGGCTAAGAAGGATTACCAGCGAGCATACATGAAAGAGTACATGCGTAACCGCAGGAATGTTAAGACCTCGTTAAGACCCCAGTTTAGACCTAACCAAGCAGAATTACGGAAACTACTGGTTGTCAAACCCAAAGAGGAACCTATTCCTTTATACAATCCCACGATACATAAGCCTGGTGATAGAGTGATGGTTAAACCTAACTACGGCAAGAAACTGGTGGAGATTGTGATACCTGAGCTTGATGATGATGGTAATCCCTTCACATAATAACTATTAGTGCGTCCCTAATGGGAAGTGGGTTGGCCGGTGAGATGGGGTTATTGATATTATTAGTCTTGTAGGTAATTTTTTAATCAAACTAGAGAGCAATCAATGATAGTAACAACAGTTAAAGAGATAGATGGGGTGAAGTTTTTAATCAACATACGCATATTGGAACCTGATGATACTATAGGTGGATTCCCTGTCCATTATATATCAGATAGGACTACTTATCGTGACACTCAATTTATGCTAGCCGTTAAGTTAATGGGATTAAAAAAGGTAGCAAGGGCAGCAAATATAGGCGGAGGTTCCGACGCTTATGCTCAATTCCCCATACCTTTTATTGGGATTAAGGTAACACAGTTCTTATTAAGAATCTACTGGCATATTATCTACTTACTTTATAGCAACGCACGTTTTTTCAAGGAAATACCTCAAGGTGAGTGCTTCTCATGGCGATACTTCACACCTTACGTTTGGTTTAAGAAACCCAAAAGATAATTTAATTTCATATTTAAGAGGGGGGAGATGTATAGACTAGAAGGATGGAGCGAAAGGTGGAAGCAAACTGTAGATAAAAATACAGAGTATATTAGGCAGGGTAATGCTAGCGGGGTAATGTTTGAAGCGGGGGCAGATGCGATGCTTGAGGGGTTGAAGAAGGAGGCACTAACTCCATATGATATTAGTAAGCCACTACCAACCGACCCTGCTATGTTTGTGTTCAGTATTCCTGATAGAGCGGGTTTTCTAGTCTTTATCCCGGAGGAAGAATGATGGAGAAAGCATTGGCGGTTGCGGTGGTAAGGGAGGAAGAAACTAGGGAAGTGGTAGAATGACAACTGAAGAAGAATTCATGGAAATTATGAAGTGGCGAAATATAATCAAGTTTAGAGTTGGGATGAAAGTCAGGGACAAGAAAACAGGGAAAGAGGGAGTAATCACAGATGGATTTATTTCCAATTTCCTTACTATAAGTATGAATTGAGGAGGACTACAATGAATATCGCGGACTTGGGTAGGGTTGAAACTTATCGTGACGCTGCGAGGCAGTCAACTCGAGTCCATTTCCCACTATATAGTCAACTAGATTATGAGATAAGGGAAGGGCTAAGATTATTTATCCGTAAGAATATGGCAGTCCCTTATGGTGTTACTGGTGTTGAGGAGCACCTAAATGGTCTACTGGGGGAACTTCTATCCTATCTCCACTCTCAAGGTGTAGTGATAAAGGTAGTCTGTGATATATGTGGTGGTAGTAGGGTACGACCTGAAGATGGCTATAAATGCTCAGACTGTGATGGAGAAGGCTACTCCGGAGTAGAGAGTTTAATATGAAGCAGTTTTTAACGCATGAGAGAGACACAGTAGGGGATTATCAGAGGAGATTGCTTCAACACATACCCATTGGGATAATCATGGGTATTCCCTTGCTAGGGCTTCCTGTGCTCTGGCTTTTTGTGCGGTACGAAGAAAATGAAGACAAGCATGTTCTTGATGAGGCTTGGAAGGACTATGCCGGTGCTATCACAGGAGCTATAATGACAGCCATTGTAGCGGTTATTCTGGCGATTCTATGGTTGGCAGGAGTTATCTGATGAAAGCTCTGGGTAAATTCTCCCTGTATCTGGCCAGGGTTATCTTTGAGGCACTGGTGCTGGGTGTTGTGTTGGCGCTTGCTATTTACTATATTTTTAGTTATTTGGGGATATAGTGGATTACGATAAAATCCTAGCTGAATGTGCTTATAAAGATGAATCCGAACTTTCTATAGAAGAGAGGGAGATTTGGGAGCATGAACGTGCGATATGTCAGTTGGATTTCCTTTACTTTCTAAAGTGGGCAAGAATAATTCACCCTCCAATGCCAGGAGAGGTTTCAGAGTCTATCATTCCATTGGAATTATGGGAGCATACCAAAAAGGTTATAGCGGCGCTTTTAAGTGAGAAACATATCACGGTATTAAAGGCTCGTCAGATAGGTCTCTCTACTACTATAGCAGTATATGTAACATGGTATGCTTTAGGTCATATAGGGGCGAATGTTCTTTTATTCTCTCAGGGGCAGGATGAGGCGAAGGCGTTGTTACAAAAATGCAGAAACGTCTATGACCAACTACCTAATTTTCTTAAATTTAAACTGGACCCCGACAGTAAAGAAGCTCTGGGCTTCCCAGCTACTAAAGCTGTGATTAAAGCTCTACCTTCTACAACTTCAGCCGGTATCGGAGAGACGGCCTCTATCTTAGTTTGGGATGAACACGCCAAACACGAATATGCTGATACGAATTACACTCACGCTAAACCAACCATAGACGGTGGCGGTCAGGTTATAAGCATTTTTACAGCAGACCCCTTTGGGAATGATAATTTAGCGACAGCGATATTTCAAGACGCTTTAGAAAAGAAAAGTGGATTCTACCCGTTGTTTTTTCCGTGGGATGTTGTTCCTAACAGAGATGAAGAATGGTATGAAAGGACGAAAAACTCTATCCCTGAAAGAGACTTAGCCAAACTCTCCCCTGACTTGTATATGGCTAAAAATTATCCGAGGTCAATAGAAGAAGCATTATCAACTGCTGAAAGTGTAGCTGTCTTCGATAAGAAGGTCTTAAATATAATGATGCAGGATGTCAGGGGCCATATCAATGAGGGTTGGGATTTAAATCCTGCAATTCATATCTATAAAGATTATCACGTTGGAAATAAGTATGTTGCTGCTTCAGATGTGAGTTGGGGAGTAGGCGCCGATTTCTCAGTAACAGGAGTGATGGACGATCATGGTGATATAGTCGCTGATATAATGTCTAACAAACTGGAACCAGACGAGTTTACTGAGTTGTCAGTTGAGCTTTTGAATTATTATCATAAGCCATGGTGGTGGGTGGAGAACAATACAGCAGGTGGGGGAAGAATAGTCATTAAAAAAGCAGTTGAGTTGGGATATAAAAAGTTGGGTCATAAGGGCGATGTCATCTGGTCACAACTTGACAAACCCGAGATGCTTTCTAAGGTTGGTTTCTCAACTAACGAGAAATCAAGGACTGACTTATTTGGTGCTTTAATCCCTGGTATAAATGACCTACAGTTAAGAATCTATAATGAGCAAGGGTTGAGGCATTTCTATAATATGATACGTAACTCTAATAAAAATGGTAAGATAGAAGCAATGTCGTCAACACACGATGATTATGTTATCATGACAGGAATTTGCCTTTTAAAGCGCAAAGACATGAAACAAGAGATGGTAAAACCAATAGAAGCATTGACGTTTAAGAAAGATGATATCTCACCTGTGATACAGAGATTGATAGATAGACAATTAGAGGGGGTAAGATGATACTACTAACTGATAAAGAGAACCCATACCACAAGGGACTTATGAAGATAGACCGAGTTAGTGAGGATGCTTTTAATGAGGGTGCCAAAGCCCAGTTAAAGAAGGTGGTGGAGGACATGGATAAATACATCGTGGGTGTAGACAATGAGGGTTTGAAGATGAAGGCTACACCAGATTGTGCATTAAAGTGGTGGCAGTCCATATTAGAGGGGGTGAGATGAAAGCTAATTACATAGATGTATTATTTTGTATAGCGATTGTAGTGATAGCTTGGATGTGGATGTTATGACCAGGCAAGAAGAGATAAGGACTATAAGAAAGAACGGACACACTTATCGGGTTAATCTTGATAGGAGCATAGATGTATTGGTGGGTAAAACATACAAGAAAACCGAGAAGGTCGAATGTGAAAGGTGCGGGGAGCATCAAGCAATGCACTTTGGAGATGGGGACTTGTGTTGTTGGTGTCATATCGCAGGGGGCGGCACACCTGCTGACTGGCACACAAAATGTAAGGAGTTAAAATATGTCAAAAAGAGATGAGAAGCCCACTAAAGATTCAATCTTAAAGCAGTTTGAGTTCTGTAAGAAGCATTATTCTAAGTTAAGAATTGCTTATGAACGGGATGAGGAATTTTATAACCTTGAGTTCAAGAGTAGATTAAACATCCCGGGTGAATTTAAGAAAGATAGGGTTGTTTTGCCTACAGCTAGGGATGTTGTGGATACCGGGGTTAATCACACTAATATAAATAATGCCCGTGTTTTTACCAACAAAAGGAACACATCTGAGATTGGAAAAGAGTCGGCAGAGATGTTGCGTAAGTTGGGGCTTGGGATAATTCATGGTATAAATGTAGAGGCTAGAATAGCACCGGCTCATGTTGGAGCTAAACATTACTGGAAACATGGCTTGGCTGTGTTTAAGACTATGTGGGATGCCGATAGATGGGTTGATAAGCCAAAACAGGATGATGGTGAACCTGAGAACGATTATGCTTTAAGAATAGAAGATTGGAGGGCAGGGCAACATTTATCTTTACCAATAACCATTAAAGCAATAAATCCTTATCATATCATGCCTGATCCCTATACAGGTGGGGATTATTATGTCTTTGAGTGGTACAAGAGAAAATTGTATGATGTTAAGAAAATTTGGCCCCATTTTGAGGATACAAAAGGCCGAGAACCTGATGATATGATAGAAACTTTTTCCTTTTTTACAGATGTATATAGGGCAGAGTTCGTGATTACTTCATCAGATGGAGAACCCATTGTGGGAGAGCCATTACTTAGACTTCCAGGTGGTATAGTAAAACATAAGTATGGTTTTAATCCCTATACTCTAATAGAATCGGGATTGGGTGACTCCGATAGGGAGAATAAACCAGAAAATCGATATGTTGGACTTTTAAGGTATATGTATGACCTTTTAGTTTCAGAGTCTATGAATTACACTTTGAACAATATCTTAATGTCTCAAGAAACGATGAAGGGTGGTGTAATAAGAGGTGCTGATGCGGGGACTCTTGGTGAAGTTAAACAAGAATATGGTAAATGGTGGCCTATTGGTGATAAAGAGGTGGAGTTTATTCCTTGGCAATCACAAACTCCTCCTGAGGCTTCTTATAGACATCTAGCTATAACACATGATTACATATCAGGCCATGCTGCTCCTAGAAGTGCCAGAGGACTTTCAGAGACAGGCGTACGTAGTGGAGCTGATAGAAGATTAGTAATTGCTGAGGCATCAGCCATCTATCAATATGCAACACCAGCTTTTCAAAATGGTTGGTCACAGATTCTATCTAAATGTGCTATGTTAGTTAAGAATGTGATTCCCGGAGATTTCAGAATCTGGACTAAGACCCCTGTGGATGAATTCGATGTTCTTATTAAAAAAGATTTGATAAGAGAGCCATTCGGATATACTGTGGAATTCGCTCCCATCTCAGAGGAAGATGAATACCGCAGACAAGATTCACTTTTGAAGATGTGGAATGGGGGAAATGGAATTACAACTAAGGAATGGACTTGGGACCAGATGTCAAATGTGGATAAAGAGAAGATGAGACGACAACAAGAAAAGGAATCGTTACGGGCAATGCCTTCTTATAATCAAATAAAAGATCAGACTATGGCAATGCTATATCAACAGGCTTTAGGGGAAGCAGGATTGCAAGGTCAGCCTGTTCAAGGTCAGCAACCGGGAGAGGTACAAGGACAAAGACCAATGGTTCCTGGAATTCCTGATATGGCACCGCTTGGTTCAGCTCAAGACATAGACAATCAATTGAGGGCTGTAACTGAACAAAACCTTTCGGGGATACAGGGTGGACAAGGTTTAACTGGGGGAGGCAATAGATGAAACCAAGAATTGGCGAGATAATTATCGGAAATCGCATAGGTCGGCGATTAAGAGATAAATATATGTGGTGTGCGTGTAAGTTTTGTGGCAAAGAGCGTTGGGTTCGCATTGTTCGCTACGAGCCAAGGAGTGTTGCCTGTGTTACTTGTGCCAATAAGCCGCAAAATGCGCCAAACTATAAGGGTGAAAAATTAACGCATAATGGCTATGTGAGAGAGCATAACAAGGGCTATAAAGATGGGTTTGAGAAAGGGTTAATTGATGGTGGAAAGGAATCCTTAAAGAAGGTAGTGGAGTGGTTAAAAGATAATGCACGAACTGGGTATAGGTATACTGATGACTACACGCATAAGATTTCTTGGGAATATGACACCAAGTGTGACAATGAGATGATGATAGATTTGGGTGATTGGCAAGCCCTATCAGAGGAAGCAAAATGATTAAAACTGATAATCGTATTGAAATTTTCAAATTGATGAGTGATGGTATGCACAAATCTATCTCTACGATGGAATTACGCATCAATGACTTGGAGAATAGAGTTACAATTCTTGAGGTAGAAAACGTCTTGCTTAGGGAGTCTGCTAATGCCAAATGATTTAGAGACGATGCAAGAGATAGTTAAGGAAGACCTTGAGTTAATGCAGGAGGTTATTCGTGAGGATATCTTGCCCTTGATACAGTTTCGAGAGCAATTAGAAAAGAAAGCATTTGAAAATGCGTTTGATGAGATGAAATCACTTGAGGAGGAAGTGTAATGGCTTCAGAAGAAGAAAAGAGAAGGTGGAAGGAATACATTGATAAAGGGGGTGTTTTTTCTTTCCAACGTTGGATGGAAGTAGGAGGGCCTCCAGAGCCATTGGGGCATGAATTGACACTAGACCCAGAGAGTTTGGATTTCGCTGAAAGGGGGCGGTTAGAAAGAAGAGTTCAATCACAAACTGAAATAGAAGCTGGGGGGATTGACCTTACGGGTGGGGTAACTAATGGCCAACTTGGTGGGGGGCTTAAGGTTCCCCCATTCCCTACAACTCCTCCTCCATCTGGATTTGAGTATGTCTTTGATAGAGATTTCAATAGGTGGGTTCCTCAAAGAACACGGGATGAAGGATTTCCCTCTCCGATTTCAACTACAGGGGGGGCAGGGTTTTTCCCCAAAGATTTAACACTAGAAGAGGTTAAGGACATAAGATTGAGGTCACTCAAGGGTGAGTTCTCTGGCGAGCAGTTAGAAGAGGCTAAGGGGATAAGAGGGAGGGCACTTAAGGGCGAATTCGACACTGCTACTCAGCCTCGGCCACAACAGCCGACTCAGCAAGTTCCAACTGATGCTTTTGGAAGAAAGGCCACTTGGAATTCACGATTGGGGCAATGGGATTACCCCCCTAATTTTGGGCAGAGACCACAAGACCAACCTCCACCGACAACCCCATTTCAGCAACAACAGTTTGAGGAACAGCAACGGCAATTCCAAACTGGGCAAGAACAATTCCGCGAGTCTCAAGCCCAAGAACAGCAGCAATTCCAGGCTCAATTAGGGTTTCAGCAAGAACAAGCACGCCAACAAGCCGAAGTTCAAAGACAACAGGAGATGGCTAGACTAGCTGCTAACCCAATTAACTGGTTACAATTCGCTGCATTTACAGGGGAACAGCCAGTAGTTCAACCTTGGATGATACCGTTAGGATTTCAACAATTCGGGCAGGGGGGGTCTGCCACACCACAGCAGGGTTTAGCCCCACAAGGTCAGCAACCACAACAAGCATTTACCCAAGCAGGGCAGCAGTTACAAGTAGGTCAGCCTATTCCAGGGCTTCAAGGGTCTGACTTTTCTGGGTTACCTCAGTTAAGAACTCCGTCTGCACAACTTCAAGCCAGGTGGGGGCCGACAGCACAAGGCCAATTCTTAGGATTCCAACGTGCAAGAACTGGAGCAAGTCCTGAAGAAACTCAATTCAGGTTAGGCTCTCAAAGAGCCCCAGCAGGAAGATTTCCAGGATTTAGTAGATTTAGATAATGACTATTGGGCAACAAGTAAGTGGTTTATCCCAACCGGCACTAGATATATTCCGTAAGCAACTACCCCAGCGCTTGAAAGAAATGGGAGAGTTGGAGAGGAATACTGCGCTTGAGCAACTGCAGCAATTACCTGAATTGGCAGGATTAGATTTTGGGGAATTTCAACCCATTCAATCTCAGGTGCGACAGCCAGTACAACAACTTCAACCACCTCAACAGCCTGAAATCCCTTGGTGGCAACAGCCATTAAACTGGATAAGAACTATTGAGGAAGCTACCGGGACTTTTCTAGCTGCCCCGTTTACTCCATCAGTTCCTGGAACCGAAAGGTTACCCTGGTGGCAAAGGGAACGAGCCGAGTATGAGGCTTGGAACGAGCCCAGTTTTCAAGTTCAACCCCTTTTCAGGTTTCCGTGGACACCCGAAGAGGAAAGGGACAAACCCTGGACTATAGGTGTTAAGGGTGCATTAGAGATGGTTCCTTGGTTTGCTACAGCTATTGCTACGGCAGGGTTAGGTGCTAGTGCTGCATTAGGCACTCGGGCTGGTATATCGGGGTTAACAAGGGCTGCTGCATTAGGGCAACGGGCGATAAAACCCATTGTATCTGTAGAGAGAGCGGTAACACTTGCCCCATTTAGAGCCGTAGGAGCAGTGGCAAAGCCTGTTCTTAAACCATTAGGTAAACTTCTACCCTCTCGTTTGCCACAAGCGTCAAGATTTGTTGCGCCAGCTTCTGAGGCGATAGAGAAAAATATCACTAAAGATGATTGGATGAGAAGAGTAGCGCAGATGTTTGGCAGGCAACCGCTAACAAAATCGATTACAGAAAAGATAGGGGGAAGAGCCGCTACAGTTACACAATCTATAGAAGATACTACAGCTAGGGCTTTGCTTATAGGAGCTCGGGTTCAGGAGATATTATTAAGTAAAGGGCAAACTGCCTTATCAACGCTGAGAGCAAACCATCCTAATCCCCTTAGATTGTTTGGGGTAGATGAAGCTACCGGGTTAACTAAGATTAGAACCAAGGCTGGATTCAAGGGGGCATCTAAACATATATCGGATATAGCGGAACACCCGGCAAGGTATCAATTAAACGCGCAGCAGAAATCCTATATAGACCAAATCCATAGAGTAGAAGATTGGGTATTAGATGGATTAAAAGAATCTGGTATAGATGTTAAGTTATTGAAGTTTGACGAATTCTCTCATTGGGTTCACCGCGAGGTTATCGGTAAGAATGTAGATGATGCACTTCTTAAGATAAGAACAAAAGGTGGGAGAAGGATAGGTTCTAAAGGGACTTGGGAGAAGACGAGATTTTATGAAACAGCAGCCGAAGGTGTAAAGGCTGGGATAATATATGAACCATCCTTAGAAAGAGTGGTTGAATTGTATGTTCAAAGTGCAGCCAAGAGAATATCTGACCAACGCATAGCGGGAATGACAGCACAGTTTGGCGAAACTGCACTGCAAAGGGCAGAAAGGCAGGCACCACAGGTATTAGTAAGGGCAGCAGCAACCAAGCGAGAAAGAGAAGCTGCCGGTGCACTTGTGAAGGTTGTTAATCGTGCTGTTAGGGGGGAGAAAATCCCAGAAGTTACGTTACAGGCGATGGAACGAAGATTCCCTGAATTAGGCAAGCAGTTACGTAGTCTTATCGGTGATACCGAAGGGTTAAAGGGACTTGCTGTTTCTGCAAGGCAAGCGAAAGAGGCTGCTCAGGCCCCATTTTTCAAAGCAAAATTAGCTAGGGCAAAACTTATTGAAAAAGTAGGGACTCCGACTTTGGGAACAGAGGCAACTATTGCACATCCTGCATTTCAAGGGAAGATTTATCCCGTGGAGGTTGCTAATGAGATACGGAAATATTGGGATGATGTGGGGTTTGCTCCATTAAATAAATTGGCCACATTGTCGGGTGAGATGAGAACACTGGTAGCTGCTGCTGACTTTAGTGCTATGTTTATTCAGGGGTTGCCAGGTATTGCTTTGCATCCTAAAGCATGGGGAAGTGCTGCTGCCAAGTCTTTTAAGGCGTTCTTAAAACCACAGGAATATCAAGAGTATATGGTTAGGAATTTAGATAATCTAATGGAGAGGGCGAACTTTGGCGGATATGTAGGTGGCTTTGAGTTTATGGAGGCCATGCCTGCATTGCAAAGAACTGCCTCTCAAGCAACCAGATTAGCAGCAAGGAGTCCTGCCATTGGCAGAACGGCTATACAGCAAACTTATGGAAGGTTTGAGGCTTCATTTGGGGCTTTTGGTGATGTGATGAGGAACGAGATGTGGAAGGGGTTAAAGGCGGGAGCCAGGTCTGAAGCTGACTTAATGGAAATAGCCAGACACATAGACCGTATGACAGGGGTAATGTCATCTAAAGGGTTAGGGTTAGGTAAAGTCCAGAGAGATTTTGAACAAGCGTTCATGTTCTTTGCGCCTAGATATACACGGGCAGGGTTCGCTTTAGTAGGCGATATGTTAAAGGGCGGTTTTACAGGAGACCAAGCCAGAAAAGCGTTAGGTTCAATGATGGCTGCGGGAGCGGTATTGTATGCTGGAACAGCTAAGGCAATGGGGCAAGAACCAAACTTCGACCCCACATCCGGCAAGTTTATGACTATAGAGATAACTGACCCCGTAACAGGAACCACTAGACATTTTGGTATAGGCGGGATGATGACATCTCTAATGAGATTTGGGGCTGACGCAGCCGCTTCTGCTACCGGGCAAGGGTTAAATGAACCATTGGATTTTGTCAAGATGAGCAGGTTTGACAATCCGTTCTTGAAATTTCTGTTCTCAAAGGCATCTCCCTTAACAGGGTTTATCGAAGGGATGATGTTTGGGCATAACTATTTTGGTGAACCGTTTGAGAATGCGGGAGATTATGCCGGGTTCTTAGGCGAACAAGTTTTACCTATAGCATTACAGGCAGCTTTTATGGAAGAGGGCGGATTATCTCCATCAGCGATAGCGGCAGAGGAAGTTGGGTTAAGGACTTTCCCTCGCTCTGATTGGGAGAAAAGGAATATTGTAAGAGATTTATTAGCTCAAGAAACTTACGGAATGGATTGGGAACAGGTAGGATTACAATTTGGAGAGTTAGCTCAAATCAGATTAGAGAGAGAGAATCCCGAATTACAGGCGGTTACTGAGAAAGCATCCGAAACAACCAGTAAGATGGCTCGAGGTGAAGGTAAGGTATGGGATGTATGGAAGAAAGAGGGGGCTGCCGTAGAAGAAAGATACCGTCAGTCAATAAGAACTGCCTCTACTGAGTTTACTGTTACTGGGGATGGGACCACTTTCAGGGAAAAGGCGGATGAGGCTTCTGCTATAAGAAGGGCTATGTACGGGCAAAGAGAGCAAAACCCTGAATATGCTGAGATAAACCAGTATTTCAACCAACCATTAACATTAGAGACGACTACCAAGATGAATCCCAGAGATGTAGCTAGGAGAGAATATTACCAACTTATGTATACACTTGATATGTATGACCAGTTTGGGAATTACAGGTTTGATGAAGCCGATAGACGAGAACAGTTGTTTGTTCAAAGATATGGACAGGGGATGTTGGATTACGTGGAAGAATATATGGGGGCTAAGTGGGAAGAACCCTCAGCACTTCAAGCGTTGAAACAAGCCCGTGATGTTCTTCAGCCTTATTGGGATATAGAGAGACAAATCTGGAGTCAACTTCCCCAGGGGTTAAAGCAAATATCAGACCAGATTAAGATTTTAGAAAGAACGGATCCTCTTCAAGCAAAACAGATGCTGTTTGGTTATCCACTAATCGTTCTTGCCAGACGGCAAACGGCGTTATTCAAACGCCAGATGAAATTAACCAATCCGGATATCGCACAAGCGTTAAATACATTTTATAGATTTTAAGGAGGGAATGTGAAGCAACCAGTAAAGTATGAAGACTGGAAAGAGGAAGATGGATTATGGGGGGTTCAGGCTATAATAACAGACAAGATTATGAGTAAGGGAATGCCCCAAGCTATCGACAAAACGGGTGAAATGATGGGGAAAGCTATGTCAAAAGCTCTGTTTGGGATTGGCTCAAAGGTTCCATCTGTTAAGGTAGATGTATCGAGGGATGAGAGTTTACCTGGATGGGATGTGTATTTATATGCCGATGCTGAATTTGATAAAAACCCCGAGCAGTATTGTTATATGGCTTGGGAAAATTGGCAGAGTGAGTATGTTAAAAGGTTGAATTGGGAAAACAAATCATTATGGCAATATCTTAGATTTTGGTTTAGAAGAAAGTTTAGATTCTAGAAGGTAATATGGCGATAATTAACAGGGCTATTTGTAAGGGATGTGGCTCAGAATATAATTATAGTACGCCATATTAGGGGGTAGTATGAATAGACCAACTGGGGTAACATTAACTTGTGATTTCTGCAATAGCGGATATGAGAAATTTGAATGGGATGGAGAGGGTGAGCCCAAAACTTATGATATGCTTGAATTTGAACGTGATAAAGAGACTGAGAAGTTGTTCCATTTTTGTTCTAAAGAGTGCTTAGAGAGGTTCGAAGAAGCCAATCCCATCAATTAGGAGGAATAAAATGCCACATAAGGGTGGGAAAGGCGATTACAAATCTACCAAGAAACATCCGAAGGGGAAGTAAGATGCCCGCAGACTTTGATAAATGTGTGAGAGATGGTGGGAGAGTAAGAACTCGGAAGATAGGAAAAAGCAAATATATCCATATCTGTTGGGATAACAGTGGAAAATCTCACGCAGGTGAAGTAAAGACAACGAAAGAAAAAAGTGATTGATGGACAGAATAACTTGATACAGCTAGAAATTCGGGAGCAAAAATACCCAAGAAGAAGAAATAACTTAGATGAAATTATTAAGACCTAAATGTCCCAGTTGTAATAAAGTCATTGCGGATTGGCTGGATGGCGAAGCGGGGTATACCTGTCCTCGCTGTAAACTCAGCTTTACCCTAAACACAGTTCGGGATTATTCTTCTTATAAGTTAGAAAAACTTGACTTTATTAAAAAGTAGTTATATATTAGGTAGTACGTTTAAAATAGAATATAGTTAGTGCTCTAGTAGCCCATCTTTTTGTGTCCTAGTGACCTTAAGGGTGGGCTTTTTTTATTTTAAAGGAGGAGAAAATGACAACAGAGAATGTTGTAGAGGAGCAGGTTCCCGTAGAGGAGACTACTCCAGAGGCTGAACTAAAAGAACAGCCTCCTGCACCCCTTACAGAAGAGAGGGTGCAACAGTTAATCGTAGAGGCTACTACTAAGGCAGTGACCGAAGCGAAAGAAACGGGCCGGCGAGAGCTACAGAGCGAACAAGAAAAAAACAAAGCTGCCGACAGAAGGGCGAGACTTGCCGAATCAAGAGTCGAGACGTATGAGACCAGTCTATCTGGCGTAGATGAGGAAACTCGTAATGCCATAGAACTGGCAAGATACCGAGAGCAAGAGAAATTCAATCAGTCAGAGTCTCAAAGAGAGACCCAGAGCGAACAAGACAATGCTTATTATCAGAGGATGAACGAATCTGTCTTAATTTATCTAGATAATATAGGGATACCTAGAGACCATAAAGACCTAGATTGGGGACAGGGTTCACAGGATTATATCGAAGCCAGAAGTAGGCTGGATATTTCCGTAGCAAAGATAATGAGAGAGGGAAAGAATGTGACTGAGGGTAAACAGGAGCAACGTTTTAAGGAATTAGAGACTAAGCTCCGTGGTGAATTAAATCTTGACTCGGTAGATATTCCCCCGGGAGGAGGCAGTGATAATGATTCAGATGCCGAATTCAAGAAGGGAATTGGTGATGGAACTTTACCGTTAAACAAAACAAATATGGCGAGAGCTAAGAAATTAGGTATCGCTTGATAAGGAGAAAGGGGATTGATTAGGCAGAATGTATCAGAGCACGATGTTGAACCATCCAATCATTTCTACAGGTGCGACAGTGACGTTCGGTACGGTTGCCACGATGGCGCAGGTAGAGGTTCCCACCATTTAATGGATGGCCTCTCTTACAATGAGTTTTACGCTTATTGACTGCCCAAAGGCTATCCCCGGAATATACGTTTTCGGAGGTTGTAACTAATCTCATATGGGAAGGATTAACACAACCATGTGTTTTACAAAGATGGTCAATAACAAATTGTGGGGGAATCTGTGATACAAGTAATTCGTAGGAAAATCTATGGGCTCTCCTCATTTTGCGATTGCCTATACAGAAACTCCCATATCCATCTTTATCGACATAAGCAGTCCATAACCAACACCCGTTCAGAGATGAGTCTTTATCAACCTTGCTCCAAAAGCGTTCTTCTACGGTAGAGTTATGGTTACGGTAGTGTATGCTTGACATACATACATACTACTACAAATAAAAGAATATGTCAAATAACATAATGGAGGATTAAGAATATGGCAGGGTCTGGATGGACTACAACCTCTTCACTTGCTGATAGTCTGGATGATGTCCGTTCTTCGGCAAGAATAGTAAGAGAATTTGAGGGTGTCATGCCTCAACTCGTGGATAACGTGACGCTTGGCGAAGGGATTGGAACTGCTTGGCAAGAAATCAAGTATGACCAGCTTATTGCACAAGCGGTGACTGAAACTACAGAGTTGGACAATCCTCAACAATTATCTGATTCGCTGATTTCAGTTACCCCTACCGTGGTGGGTATTGAAACTTTTATTACTGACCGGGTAGCCGCAAGAATCAGCAAAATAGGGCTTTCCAAGATAGGAGTTCTTGGACAGAATGCAATCCAGAGAAAGAAAGACGAAGACGGTTTGATTCTTTTCGCGAGTGCGACCGGAACTTCTGACCCCGGCGCTGGTGTTACTTTGACATCAGGTTATATAGCCTCGGCCTCATATAACATCACGAGCAATACGACTGAGCCTGGTCATAAACCAATCAGGTGTGTCTTGCATGGATTCCAGATTAAAGACCTTTTCGATGAACTGGTAGCCGGTGTAGGAACTTATGTGGTTGATGAAGGTCCGACAGCCCGGGTGTTCCAAAACAGGTTTGACCTACCGATAGCAGGCGCGGAAGTCTTTGAGGATGGTAACATCACGATAGATGGAAGTGGCGATGCTACCGGTGGCGTATTTGCTATGGATGGAATCCTTTTGGTTCAGGGTCGTTCTGCAAGAATCATCTCCGTAAGGAATGAGAGGCGCGGTGGTGGTGGTGAGCACGTTTATCACTATGATGAGTATGCCTATGGGATTCGGTTATCTAACTGGGTTTATTCAATGGTGAGTGATGCAACTGCTCCGACAAGCTAGGGAAATGCAACTTGATGCCACCAAAAATCAGATGTGTTAAGTAGGCACAATGCCAACGAAGATGGCAGGTGGTAATTCAAAGGCGATGAAGACGCCTAAAAATCAGATTTCGGGGCTGAAATACCCCGACAAAGGAGAAACAAATGGCTAATGCAGGTTCAAAGGGAATAACTAGATACGAGGAAACATTTGCGATAGATACTATAGGTTCTGCGGGGGATGGCGTTGCCTGGCTTCAGACTAATGATGCTGGCACAGCTTTTGTTAGGGCAGTGGCGGCAGGTAAGGGCTTACACGTTGCCGGTGCGACTTCTACCGGTGGTGCTAACAGGCACGAGTTCCTCAGTGATAGCTTAATGTTCACTGGGCAGGAAGGACACGCATCGGTGGAAATACTACTCCAATTGGGGGCTGTTACCGATGTATCCTTTAACTTCGGGTTCTTTGATGCTACTACTGGGGCGAATAACATCTTGCCTGCTTCACTAAGTGGTACTACCATTACCGGGCAAGCTGCTGATGGGTTTCTGGGTATCATCTACGACTCAAATGCAGACAACGATGAGCTCCATGTCTCCTGGGAAAATGGTGGAGTGCAAACCACAACGGCAATTGCCGACCTGAGAATGGTAGGCATGGCTCCAACGGCAAGCAAATGGCTCTTTATGAAGGTAGAGATGCAAGACCGGGGTTCAGGCAATGGTGTCAGGGCAACCTTCTTAGCGGTAGACCACAATGGTCGTAGTGTGGAGAAAGTCTTTAATACTTCGGTAGACCGAGACCTTCCCCTCAACTACTATCTTGGTGTGATAAACCGCACTACCACAGCGGTCAACATCTATTTCAAGAGTGTTGCCTGGGAACAAACGATAAGTGATATGTAATCCCAAACAATTTAGAGGTTGGCGGTCATCCTGAAAAACCGCCACAAAATCTTATCAAGTGCTGACTTTTCAGCTAAGGAGTAAATAAAATGGCAACTTCAATAACACATAGAGGGTGGAAACTACCTGCTGGTCAAGGTTATTTAGCTGCTCTATACAATGGGACTGAGGCTTACAGGATATTAGGCACAGGTATTGATTTCGTGGGCACTACGCTTACACCTGATTCGGCTAGGGCAGATATTGCCCTTGCCATTGGAACTAGAGCGACAGAAAAAGACATAACGATGGCCGGAACTGCTAGTGAGCATCTTGAGCCAATCCAAATCAACCTTAACTTTATTGGTACTATTCCAACAAGTACTAGCACAGTCAATGTAATGTACATGCAACTAACCCATGATACTACAGACATGACTGATTACCTACGGCTAAAAGGTACGGATTGGACGTTTACTATTAATAAAGACCTCCAAGACGCTTATGTGTTCCAAGGGGAAATTGACTTTGGTAGTGGGACGAACACTATTGGTGGTGAGGCTGCCTGTCTGGGTATGACTATGAACTCAGGCACAGGTACTCTTACTGGAAACCGATGGTGTGGTGTTTTTGTAACGACAGGTTCAGCGAATACAACTGCTTGCCTATTCTTGAGCCATAGGGGTGGAACACTAACACACTCAATTTACATTGAGGCAAATAGCGGTCAGACAATTACTAATGCAATTTACATTAACGAAGCGGGAACCGTAACTAACTTTGCAAAGTTCGCAGCGGCTAAGACCTGTATTGTAGCTTCAGACAATGCTATGACTACTAACAATACAAGCCATGCAATAAGGATTGCTATAGGAGGTTCGACTTACTATATTCCAGTTTTTGACACTTCTAATTGGGGTTAAACAAAAAATAAAGGGAGGGTAATTTTGCAACTTAACAATGGAGAAATCTTTGGAGCCAGGGAACCGCTCGTAAAACTCTTAGGGGAGAAGTTTCCAGTCAAGGTCTCTTATGGGTTGGCTAAGATAGCTAACAAGCTAAATGAGCAACTCAAGGTGATTGACGACGTAAGGAACGGCTTAATCAAGACTTATGGCGAAGTAGGCGAGGATGGGAAGATAAAGACTAAGAAGGATGGCGGTAATAATGACATCCTTGATTTATCTCTAGAGAACGAAACCAAGTTAAATGCTGAGTTCAACGAGCTTATGGAACAAGAAATTGAAGTGGTTCTCGACAAGGTTCAGTTGCCAGAAAAGGTGGCTTCAACTTGCGATAAATGTTCGCACAATATGGACAAGATGTTGGAGATTGAACCAAGTGTCTTAATGGCACTGGAAAAGTTCGTAGACGTGGGCTAGTCCAGAGATGGGCTAAATTACCCCCTTTAATGGTGGGGGAGGTTTAGGCTTCCCCCACCACAGGAGAAGATATGGCTGATACTAGGTTAATCCGTTTGACTTGGGAAAATGATGTGCAATTCAAAATGGACACCAAACTAAACGATGAGGACTGGTTAACCATTATTGAAATGGATGAGAACGGGAACATTTCTCAATTGTGGGAACACGCTGGGGCACTCTGTAAGAAGTACTTTGAGACACAAGTTGATTTTATCGGCGGAGTGATGAAATCGTGATTATCCCAGCGACATCTTATGTTTTAGGCAATGAAAAGGCTTACAGTTTACAGGAGGCTCACTTACAATCACCCGGTTCCGGGGGCTTTCATAGGTACAAGATAATTTTAGTCAATCGGGACGGAAATCTCGCTGAGTATCGAGAAGATATGGGACTTGCTTCTAATTTCAAGGGGATAAGACAATTCAATGTCCCTTCCTTTGGAACATGGGAGCATACAGTTGACGAACTTTTAGATATAGCCGATACTCTGCGAACGGAGACATTTATAGATATAGCCGAATGGTTAGAGCTAGACCGAATGAAATTAGCTTAATCTGTGTAAACGGGAACTAATAACTAAGGAGGTTATTATGGAGGACACACAAACCACTACGCAAGACAATGAATCATTGATTCAAGAGGCATTGAGGGACGCAAAACTAGTTGACCTCCCCAGTGAACTCAAGGCAAATCCAGTAATCCATAGAGGTGATACAGAACTGGATGCACCAATGACAGTTAAAGAACTGTCAAGTGCCGGGTATGTCTATGTCTGGGATTCCAGGACGGGTGAGAGGGCGCCAGTTTTATACTACATGCTCCCATCAATTTTGAGGCGGAGAAGGGAAGATGGTTCTTTTATATGGACCACTAACAACCCGGGAATAACTCCTAAGAGAGGAACACATAAATGCTTACTTCATAAGGATAATCCCAATCGTGAGGAATATGACAAAATGGGATTAAAAACTTGTAGGAAGTCAAACATTATCAATGCCTTTGAAGTTAAGCAGCACATGTCAAAGAAACATCCGAAAGAATGGGAAGCGATAGAAGACCAGAGAAAAGAAAGAGAGCGACAGGAAGACCGGTCTTTTCAGAAGTCTCTATATGAGGCTGTTGGTGGTAAGACTACCGAAAAGGCGGAGGAAAAACCGCCAGTTTATGTTAGCGATAAACCACCCAAGGTAAGAAAAAAGAGGACTACAAAAATAAAATAGAATAAGGAGAAAACAATGGCTGCAAAAAGACAGGCTCTCAAGAACGTCTCGAATGCAAGTTGGTTGTTCGGACACCCTGTAGCGCGAGCTGACAACGCTTCTTTTGCGACATGGGTTTACCGAGGGACTTCCCCACAGTATCAGAAGGGAGGAGGTTGGCTAGTTGCCCTTTATGGTGGGGTACAGAGTGGGGATGACTGGGCTGCGTGTTACATCCCTGTGAATGAGTATCCCGTTACTCATTTCGATGATGCACAGTGGTCGTACTGGATGACCGGTGCAGAACGCATAGGTGTCAATATCGTTATCTGGGTTCATGACGCAGACGACTTTGACAAACGTGCTGAGATAACACAACTTGGGTCACACAATGATTTAGAAAAGGCTGCTGGTTGGAATGCCCACGAATTCACCACATCTACGGCTGGGATGTTCTTCTATGGGGAAAACACTGCTGGAACAAATCTAACCGCAGGGACACAATACACCTGGGCACAGTTTCAGGCAGATAACCTATTCAAGAATTGGGTAATTTATAGGGTATCACTTGAGTATGGTTGGGACACGACTGGCACTGCCGACCTTGCTTATCTAGCTGAAGTCAAACTCAATGGTGTCCCAGTTCCTTTGATTCCACCTCAAAGTATCAGAAAAGAAACCAAGTCCATATACAAGGCGACTGTTACCGATTCTACTACCAAGGTAACATTATTGACTGGAACTGTTGGTATGAGGATTAGGGTTCACAACGTCTTCATGACAACTGCCAGTGCAACCGGCGCCAACTTTGAAATGTACTTTGGCACTGGGGCAAACATCACATCAGATACAACTAAGGCCATAGCCCACATGAACCTTGATACCGATACAGTAGCCAGTGTCTCTATTCCATACGGGGATGACGGCCCGCTAGGAGCGGTAAGCGAAGTCGTATCCATGAGAACATCAGTCAACATCACCAGCAATGGCACATTCATTCTTGTGTATAGCGAGGAATAGAAATGACTACAGCATTAAGTGTGGCTAGGGTAGAATTGTCGAAACAACTCAACGATGATTGGGTATCTACCAGTACGGGTGCTGGATCGGTTACTACCATTGTTGATGCTTTGTTAAAAGCTAAACAGAATGCCTGGATAGGAAAAGACATGTATGACCTCATCACAGAGTCTGGTCATGCCTCTGTAGATGAAGAACGACAGATTTCTTCTCTGGTTGGTTCCACCGGGATATTGACTGTGCTGGCTCATGACAATACCACTGGAACCTCTATGGACTATGAGGTTCATAGATTATTCACTGCTTCTGAGAAAAGGATAGCTTTAATCGCTGCTGCTAGAATGGCCTATCCTGATATCCATGAGAAGATATGGGATGAGAGTCTGGTTTCAGGGAACTGGTTTAAGGATGGTTCATTCGAGATATGGACTTCTTCCTCAGCATTGACCTATTGGACGACAACAACGTCAACTATAACCAAGACCACTAGCTCTCCTTATTATAAACATGGAGCTACATCGTGTAAGATTTCTACTGCAGCAGGAACTGTTAAGCAATCAATTTCTAATTGGGACGACCTTAAGAGACTGGCTGGGCATACTGTTACTTTCTCTATTCAAGCCTGGTGTGATACTGCTTCTTGTTTAAGGGTATCCATCAATGATGGAGTAAATTCACAGACTTATTCTTCTTATCATACCGGTGATTCAGCCTGGACAAATGATGATCCCAGAGTAGATAGTATGTATGCACAACAGTTCATAGACTGGAATGCCACTGAGATTACTCTTACAATCCACCATGAGATAGCGGCGGCTACTTCTTATGTAGATGATGCCAGGGCTATTGGCCCATATCAACCGCGATTATTTATTGACCAGTTGGGATTAGCTCAAGAGAAACCAGTCCAAGTTGAGATAGAGCCCTATAATTATTCGACAGATGAGCCATGGTCTATAGTCTTCAATTCAAGGCTGGATACTGAGTTGGGATATATTTATCTTCCATCTTCAGTTCAAAGAGACAGGCGATTGAGGATTAAAGGAATAGGTTATTTAGATTTCCTCGTCTCGGGGGCTTCATCTACTGACTGGGCAGCTACTATAAACATTAATTCTCCCCAGACTGATATTCTGATAGCTCAAGCGATTGTCTATCTTTATACGCGGAAATCCCTACCTAATTTCTCAAGGAGCACGAATGAAGATTTCCAAAATACGGTGAATTACTGGGAGCGGGAATTGAAGAAAAGGATTGGTAAATTTGGAATGGAAATTCCATCAATCCCAAGTAGATTTCAATAAAATTGAATAAAGGATTATTATGGGTATACATGGTGATTTTGACCATGAGTTAAAAATAGATAGTGATACACAGCAGTTTCGTCTCGTCAAGGGAGAGGGTGGAGCTGTGATGTATAATATCCGAAACATAATTCCCAATTACAGAGACCCCCTTTTGTTCACTCAATCTGACTGGACCGGTGGGCATGGGAGTTTTGAAAGAAAAGCTCCTGACGTTTACTTTGAAGGTCAGTCTATAGACACTACTCAAAAAGGTCGTGTGTTTCTTGGCCCTTTAATTACGACAGTTCAGGAAGATGATGATACGGACTTAGATGCTGCACCACAGGGATTTGTTTGGTTCACTGCTACCTCTGAATGGTTATGCTGGACCACAGGGAATATCTATCGTTATGACGTTGGTTCTAGTGGGAAGTGGACAGTAGCTTCTACGACTGTATCGGGTGTAACTCACATGGCAGAGTTTAAGGGAATCATGTATGCTGCCAGGGGTTCATCCACCACTTATAGCTATTCGGCAGATGGGGACACGTGGACGGCAACTGATTTAACGGATGACAAGGCCGAGAGATTTCTAGTAACCCCTAATCCTGCCGGAACTGCTGATAATCTGTGGAAGTTCAAGAAGACCAATGAACTATCACGAACCACAGATGGGAGAACTGCTGCTGCTGGTGGTGTGGCATGGGAATCTCCTACATTTGTGGGTGACACCTCTCATAATATAACAAATATCTTTCTACAGAATAACAAACTTATGGTAGGGAGAGAGGACAATCTATTTCATGTGGACTCTAACGGGGGTGTGCATCCATTCAGAGATGACCTGAAAATCAATCAATCCACTAATAATTATAAATATGTAACTGAATGGCAGACTTCAGTATATCATTCTGAGGCCCGGGGAATGGCAGAGATAACAGCTTATAATTCTTATGATGTAATGGGGCCATTATTTGGGATAGACGATATAGGCAAGGTGGGAGATGTCGTGGGCCTAGCAGGGGATAAAGATTGGCTATACGTTGCAATAGACGAGGGGACTAATACAATAATCTATAAATGCCTGGAAATATTAAATGCACAAGGTAAACTTCAATGGCAATATTGTCCATGGGTATTTGCTGGAACAAATGCCGTGGCCACAATAGCCGTTGCTCAACACTCCACAACTGATTTCAGGTTGTGGTTTGGGTATGGAAATGCTACCGCTTATGTTATCTTATCTGAAAACCCTCTTGGTGATTCTCTTGCTCGATACGCTGCTTCTGGTTTTCTAAGAGGGAGTTATGATTATGGTACTGACCCTAATTGGGATAAGATGTGGCAATCGGCAGTGATAGAACAGCACAGAGTAAATTCAGGGGCAATCACAGCAGCGAGTGCGGGGGAAACGGTACAGATTAAATACAGGGACGACACTGATACCTCTGCGACTGAAAGTATTGCTGTGTACAACACTTCCGGTGTAGTGGAGACCAATTTCACCTCTGCCCTAAACAACAAACGAATCCAGTTCGAGATTCACCTTGCTTCAAATACCAACACCGCTACCCCTGTGGTTACTTTCTTCCAGGCTAAAGGAGTGGAAAAACCAACTACTATAAGGATACACGATGCTACTTATGCCATAGATGACTCACCATCTGAAAGTGCTGAAACTCTGAGAGATTTATTGAGAACAGGCAGAACATCTACGTCATTGATACGATTTGCTAATCTAAACTTTGAGGAAACCACAAGCGGTACGGCTGGTACTGATTATGTAAATTGTGTGATGGAGCCTGGGTTCCCGATGGAAGTTGAGATAGTGCATTTAGACGGTAGAGGGGCTGAACAGGCTATTCAGGTAAGTTTAAGAGAGGTAAGTTTTTCCTAAATGAATGTTTGTATAGGATTGCCATTCACTAAAACAAACTGTTTTTGGCAATGCGGGCAAACAATTGAGGGGTGTAAATTTTTATGTTGTTTCTGAGCAGAAAGCAATTGCAAATTCCCAATCCTATTATCATCTTTAACGCCGTTCAAATGGTGTACACGCTCTGTGGGAAGCAAACATCTACCCAAATATTTTGCCATTACAAGGCGATGTTCCAAAACTGCGTACCAATGACCTTGGTGCCAGCACATTGGACGGAAAAAGTCATCCTCTGGTTTAAGCGTTGCCTTAATATAGCCTTCACTCGTTTTGCTACGTCCACCTTTCCATTGAGAACATTTTTCTGCTCGTCTATTTGCGTAACCACTCATAAGATAAGTATAACAGATAATTCAATGAATTGCAAGGGGTGTTTTAGTTGACATATATAGTTAAAAGAAAGTTTCAAGGTGCTTTAGGAGATGATGTTGATAATGCTGAAATGGCATCCTTGCTTCAGCATATTCAAACTAGCACTGCTGGAGTAGTTTTAACACAAACTGGCCTTCAAGATAGTTTAACAGTTAATCATTTAGTAGTAAGGGCAACTAATAAAATCCCAGTCGGAACGGATAAGTATAAGTAATGGCTACTTTATACGAAAATTACAACAGTGGCGATGATGAAGCTCACGCCTCCCAAGGAAATTTTTGGCACGCCCAGACATTTACAACCTCAGCAGGGCATACCACTTCATCTGTAAAATTAAAGGTGTATAGAACAGGTAGTCCTGGGACTATCACAGTCTCTATTCGAGCAGTAGATGAGGATGGGAAACCTACTGGTTCAGATTTGGCGACAGGAACAACTGACGGGGATACCCTAACGACCAGTTCTATTGCTGAGTGGAGAGAAATAACCTTTGTAGCTGCATATTCATTGGTAATAGACACCCAATATGCTATTGCGACAAGAGCATTGAGTGGGAGTTCAGGTAATACTGTCAATTGGCGAGATGTCGCAAGTGGTTCATACACAGGGGGCAGGTTCCGCAACTCTTCAAATGGTGGCACGACTTGGGGAGATGCCTTTGCTGCTACTGATTTTATGTTTGAGGTATGGGGAGACCCAATTGCTCCAACCGTAACCACCCAATCAATGCGGGATGTAGTTGGTGTAACTGCAACTGGACAAGGCAATATAACCGATTTGGGTAGTGCGAGTGTAACAGCACATGGACATTGCTGGGGCACCTCAGTCGACCCGACCACTGCTGATAGCTCAGTGGACAATGGGGCAAAGACCTCTACTGGAGCATTTACCTCAGCAATAGCGAATTTAACCCCTGGCACAGGGTATTATACAAGAGCATTCGCAACTAATTCAGAGGGTACTTCCTATGGCGCAAATGTCTATTTCGTAGCCTCAACAGACAGGGCTGGCTATACCTGGATGGAAGGCTCTAACTTCAGGGGATTTGATGAAAACGCTATTGAAAGAAAATATATCCACACGGATGATGTAGATGATACTGCTGTCAATGGGGAGATTGAATTTCCCATATCAAGCAACTGGGCATATGACCACGTAGCTGCTGCTGACCCCCATACGGGTTATGTTTTAGAGTCACTCTTTGATGCCAAAGGTGACATAATTGCTGCTTCTGCTGACAATACACCTGCCAAGGTCACTGTTGGGGCAAATAATGAATACATTGTAGCAGCTTCAGGAGAGACAGCAGGTATCAAATGGCAGACAATCCCAGCTACAGATGTAGAAGTCTCTGAACTACCCACAGCCACCTATGATGATGTCCAGGACTATATCAACTTCTTTGGAGATAGGACACTCTTATCGGGTGGTGCTATTACCGATAACGGAGATGGTACTGTTGCTATAGACTCTCTGACTGGATGGTGCAAAGAGACGGACTCTGATACGGCAGTAGGCAAGTTCTTTGACTTTGCTGGTGGTAACACGGCAGCTTTAACAGATGTAACTACCAATTATGTATACGTAGACTATAATGGTGGTACACCTCAGTTGGTGGTGTCTACCTCCCTTTTGACTCATGGATTCAAACAAGACCATATCCTTATAGGAACGTGCTTTAGAGATGGTACAAAAACACACTTTCATCAAGTCTCAACTATTGGAATAGGGCGAATCAACCGAAGTGATATGCACCATCGAGAGGAAGACCCTGTACATCGAGCTACTGGGATTGTAACTTCTTCTGTTGGAACTCGTAATCTTGGAGTGACCACAGGTGTTCTATATGAAGGAAATAGCCGTCATACTACCCTTCCCTTCACTACGCCTAACGCCGGGACAGCCGATGACACCGAGGCGAACACACTACATGATGCAGACGGAGGTTTCGCTACTACTGATGTAGGTAAGACAGTTCACAATACTACAGATGATACCTATGCAACTGTAACTGCCTTCGTTGATAGTGGGCAGTTGACTCTTGATGCTGATATATTCATAAGCGGGGAGAATTATGATTTAGACATATTCTCCTATTGGTACACATCTGATAGTGGCTCTACATGGACTGAGGTAAATGGTTCTACCGCTATTAGTAATAGTCAGTATAATAACATAGCATCGGGTCTAGCCAGCCTTACAGCAAACAGATATGGTGTTCACTGGGTTTATATGGAAGTAGATGGTGAGCATTTTCATGCAGTTTATGGGCAGGGAAATTACAAAGTCAATGAGGCTGAGGAAGCAACGCCTCCTTCTATTCTACCTGATGTTGTTGTTAATTACTCCGTTTTAATAGCCAAGATTATCTGCCAAGAGGGAACAGATACATTAACAATTTTGTTTCCTTGGACTACTGTGTTTACTTCTACATTGGCTACAGACCATGGCTCTCTAGGAGGGCTGACAGATGACGACCATACCCAGTATATTAGACATGCTCTAGCTACCGCAGCTAATGACTTTTTAGTTGCCTCTGGTTCTGGTGCTTATGTGAAGAAAACGCTGGCAGAGACACTAGCTCTTATTTCACCTCTCACTACTCGTGGCGACATAATGTTCAGGAACGCCACAGTTAATGCAAGGTTAGCCAAAGGTACACAAGGATACCCACTTGTTATGGGAGCAAATGAACCACAGTGGGGAGGTGGAATAACTCTCAATGGTACACTAACTCTTGGCGGTCAAGTCTTTGATGCTGGGAGTGGTGACGCAGAGATAGATACCACTGGTGCCTCTAAGGGTTTGATTATAAAGTCTGGCTATGCACTTTCGGGTGGAGTTAGAGTACAACTATACCACAATTCAGCTACCCCTGCTATTAATGATGATTTTGGTCAGGTATCATTTATTGGAAATACGCTAGTCAATGGGGGGAATCCTGCCGATACTAATATTCAATATGGTGACTTTTTGTGTAGAGCTGTTGCCGTTTTAGATGAAGCTGAGAGTGCGTGGTTTAGATGGAGGCTTATGAATGCTGGGTCATTAGACCTTGCTATGACTTTAAACTTTGGCGGCGACCTTACCCCGTTTGGTTTCATTCAGATAAATGATACCAAAAAGTTAAGAACAGGCGGTATTGATGATGATTACTTTACTATTGATGCCCATGATAATGATGATGCTGCGGGTACAGTAGTAGAAATAGCAAGAGCCCTATCCGCTACAGACCCAGAGTTTCAGATAGGTAATAATGGTAACGTCCTTCGGGGTAGTCGCGCTGGTCTCTTAGGCTTCTTCAACGTAGCTCCTCAATCTCAACCAGCACACATTGTAGATGCTGACGGAACACTGGGAGACATAACTACCAAATTTAATCAATTACTAGCAGATATGGCTACATTGGGGCTGCAAGCTGCTGCATAAGGAGGCTGGAATGAAGATAGTAAAGGACGATTGGGAGTTCAAAGTAGAAAGGGTAAATGGTGAGATGCTTTACTCGGCTCACTATGAGGTAAAGTCTGAAGGTGTTAGCCAAAGGCGTGGCACGCCCATAGAGTTCACACCTCAAGAGGAAACCCAGATAAGTAACTTCATTATGAATGTAGTCAGACCAAAAGTAGAGGAGGCTGAAAGTGGAAATTGATATTACAGAACAGGAAGCAAAACTAAAGGCAGAGGCACAGAAGATTGGGGAAGAGCTGGCCCAACTCCAGCAGAGACATCAAGTCCTAATCAATGAAGCCTTGAAGAATCAAGGAGCACTGGACCTATTACAGAAGCTAGGAGAACTTCCCAAAGGAGATTAAGATGGCACTCACAGAAGAACAAGAACAAGAAATGTGGGACAAAGTAAACCGGCTCCATGACCACATCGTAGGCTATGATGGTGTAAGAGGATTAAGTGAAAAGGTTGCTGAATCCGTAGAAAAGAACGATGATGACCATGAAGATATGAGAATAAATCATAGCCGGTTAAGTAAAAGATTTTATATGCTCGTTGCTTTTCTGGTAGGTAGCGGTATATTGGGGGGTAGTATTGCCGGAGCTATGCTTGGAGGGGGCTGAGAACGCATAGGATTAGATTCTGAGGGGGCTATCAACTTAATAGTATACAAGGGCAGATGACTACGGTTTTCTGCCTTATTTTTATTTTTGAAAGATAAATAGAAATAGTTGGTAAAGCACTTGACAAAGACGACTAGTCGTGGTAGTATATTTAACATGATAGCTAAAGACATAAAGAAGTTAAGGCAAAGGTTGGGTTTAACTCAGAAGGAATTCGCTGGGCGGTTAAAGGTGGATAACGTAACGGTTAGCCGTTGGGAAAGGGGCGAACAAAAACCGAGCCAACTTGCCGTCCGTCAGCTTGAGAGACTAGCGAGGAAAGGAGGGAATAATGACCAAGCAAGAGAAGATAAGGGAAGGGCTAATAAGTAAGGTTAAGTCTATAAGGTTGTGGGCTACTAACCCCGAAGACCCACTTTCTGTAGAAGATGATGCTGATGATATTCTAAATTTTCTCCACTCTCAAGGTGTAGTGATAAAGGTAGAAGACCAAACTATTCAAGTTTCATTACCTGCCGATGGTAAACCTAGCGGGCTAAAAGTTCCTTACCACTTATCTAATTTAGGTGAACACATTGTAGCAGTAGAGAGTTTAATAGAGGAAAACTAATAAATAAAAAAGGGGGTAAACGATGGTCGAAGAATTATTAGCACAGATTAAGGTAGTAGCAGGTGCCCGGAAGAAAGCAAAGGAGTTGGCTGACAAAAGACAGGCACTCTATGATGAGTTCACCACTTTGCACTGTGATTTCTTTGCAGATGTAGCTACCGCCAAGAGTAAGGTAGCGCTTGACGAAGAGAAGCTCCGAGAGCTCGCCCTTCAGGCCTATGCTGAGACAGGGGAGAAAGCACCAGCACCGGGAGTAGGTATCAGGGAATTAACTAAGCTGGAGTATGATGCTGGGGTAGCCTTTGACTGGGCTAAGGCACACAAGATGGCATTGAAGCTAGACACTACGGCCTTTGAGAAGATAGTTAAGGCCGACACGCCGGAGTTCGTCAAGGTAACTACCGAACCACAAGCCACCATAGCCACTGATTTAGACGCTATATTAACGGAAGGGCAATGACTGATATGATTGGCTGGGTCTACGGCATGAACCTAGGCTCATACGCAGTTTACACTAAAGGAACTCGGCGTAGAATATACGATGAGGATAAACTTCTTTTAGAGTATGACCCAGTCCTTTACCCGGGTGAAGAGAAAACATTGG